GAAGATATTATCATTCGTGCTTCTGTGCCTCGCTATCGTAGGCTCAATCGGTGGAGTGGGTTACGCCTGCTACAATCACGCATGGATATTCTGTGCCGGCATTGCAGCCCTTACATACCTCGCGTGGCCGAAAATCAAGGAGTGTTTCACCAATCTGACAGAATAAACGACGATGGAGAGATTTTTCGAATACATGACAATGTTGTTCGGTGGTATCATAGGTTGGGTGGTAGGCAAGTTTGAGCCTGCCATCCCGCTCATCATCATCGCCACGCTGTTTGTGCTTTACGACGCTTGGAGTGCTTACGAGCTCGACAAGCGCGTGCATATCATGTACCCCAAACGGAAGCGCGAGGAGGCGAAGTTTATGTCGTATAAGTTCCGCCAGGTCATCCCGACGCTGATTGAGCGGTTCGTCATCATCATCCTCGCCTATTGTGTAGAGCGGTGGGTGTTTGTGCATATCGAGGTGCCATTGTCGTATATCGCAGCAGGAGTGGTCTGTGCCGAGCAGATGCTCTCCATCGCCGAAAACAAAGCATCATGCCGACTGCCAGGTGATAAGCATGCCCGTATCTGGAAGATGCTCGCCAAGGTACTCATTGACAAGACCGCGAGGCACTTTGATATCGACAATTCGATCCTTGATGACTCACTACAACACATTGAGACAGGAGAGACCGTCATCGAGCCCGAGCAGCAAGAGAAAAAGCAACCAAAAGATATCGACCCATACAACGAAGACTAAGCAATGACACCTATCAGCAGAAACTTTACACTCGAAGAACTCTGCGCCAGCGCGACTGCCAAGGCGAAGGGTATCAGCAACAATCCAGGGCAGACCGACGTGGTAAACCTCTGCGCTCTGGTGCATAACGTGTTGCAGCCATTGCGCGAGGCGATGGGGCATCCGATAAAGATTGGATCAGGCTTCCGCTCGCTGGCCCTGAACAGAGCCGTGGGAGGTGTAAGCACATCCCAGCACATGCGAGGCGAGGCCGCAGACCTCTGTATCGACGGTGATGTGGCGAAGGGTAAACGGTGGTTTGAGTATATCCGCGACCACCTCGAATTCGACCAGCTCATCTGGGAAAAGAACCCAAGGACGGGCAACTACTGGGTGCACGTAAGCTATCGTGCCGATGGCAAGAACCGTATGCGGGTCATCGACAACCTCATAAAACGATGAAGGAAGGAGATATCTATATGAATGGAATGTATCACAACCCCAACGACAACTGGTTTCCGCGACCGCAGACCCCCGAGGAGGCCGACGCGATGGTATCGGCAGGCTGTCTGGGTGGTGCGGCTTTTGTGGTGATGATGTTCATCGCATTCACCATCATGGCACTGCTCTCACCATAGGCATAATAATCATACGACGAAGATTTTTTTTCATAATTAAAAAGGTTTAAGTTAATACTCTGACCGACGCGATGTCGATTTTTTTTCTTATTAAGTTGTTTAGAAGTTAGTAGTTTATAAAGTTTTATTAGGTTAGTACTCGGGGAGGCAGCGGCCTCCCCTTTTTTTTGTGCCTATCGGTAAACCAAAAACCGCAATATCTCCGACATATAAAGACAAACGTAAAGGAAAGATATGAAATGGTTGACATTAGAAAAGATTAAGCAGCAGTGCCGCATCGAGCAGGACTTCACGCTCGAAGACGACCTGCTGACCGGCTATGGCACGAGTGCCGAAAACACCATCCTGAACCATCTCAACAGGACATACTACGACCTGCTGGAGCAGTACGGTGCGGTGCCGCAGGACATCATCAATGCGTCGATGATGCTGGTGGATGTGTGGTATCAGCACCGTTCGCCAGTCGAAGCACTGAGCCTGTCGATAGTACCATACACTTTCGATATACTCATTAAGCCATATATGAAGTTGGTTGGCAGTATCGGCGGTGGCGATGACTATCAGACGGTGACGCTGGGCTCTGACGTGAAGATAGAGTTCACAGCCGACCTGCCCGACGGACTGCTGCTGAAGGATGTTGACTTCACCGTGAAGGTCATCAATATGAGCGAAAAGGACGTGGATGCAGACTTCGTGAAAGCCGACTGCATCATGACCGACGAGGGCGAAAGCTACGTGGTGCTGGTGGACTCCGAAGAACTGGGTATCGGCACGCTGATGCTCCGGCTGACGGTATTCATCCCCGACACCGACTATCAGAGCGGCACCCGCAAAGAGGTCATCAAGATTAACCCACATATTAGAATCACAGGATGAAAGGACGCGCAAGCATAGCAAGTGGAACGGCGATAAGGGCTACGGCTCACGCCATACCGACGGCAACGGCCAAGGCTGCTGCCTTGCTTGCTGTGAGCGGACGTGCAGGCGATGCACTCAGACCTATCGACGGGACAGCCGACCGCACCCGTGAGACGGGACTGTTCCATTGGCTACAGGTGACACCAACCGAACCGCAACAGCTCGTGTGGCTTAATCCGCAGATAGGCATCGACTACACCATCAATACATCAACAGGACTTCATTGGAAAATCATATAAATCGTTAAGATATGGCATACGCACAATGGCTCGTACCGAGCAAGACCCAGGGCAGCGGCAACGACACCGTGAATGTTACCGCTGGAACCGACAACACAGGACGCTCTCCGCGTCAGACCGCCATGACATTCAAGGCAGCCAACTGCGAGGATGTCGTGCGCCAAGTGATACAGGCTGGTAAGCCTGAGTTCGTAACTATTCAGAGCGCAAAGAGCGTCAGCAAGGACGGTGTTCCTACGCTCACCATCGAGGGCACAACCAACAGCAGCAAGCTGACGTTCACCCTTGCAAGTGGTGGCAGTCTGCCGCTGACACTCCCCGCCACCTATCTGGCCAATTCGCTGACCACCAACAATGGTGCAGCCATCACGGGCGACCCAGGAGCAACACAGGAGTTCCCCTTCTCCATCCAGTTCACCGATATTGCGAAGAACCCAGTTATCACGGAACGCTCGGTGCAACTCATCGTGACCGACAATGCCGGACACACCGCTACATGTGTCATCACGCAGGCCGCTGGCGATCCCGTTCTCGAAGTCGCACCTACCAGCGTACAACTCGACTGGAATGCTGCAACGGCAGGCACATCTGCTTCGTTCACTGTTACTTCTAATACCAACTGGACTATCGAGTAATGGCAAGCATCTCTATTCCTTGGAACGACGGACCCGGCAACATTGTCCTCACCTACACAGGCCAGGGCAATGGCACCGTCGTCGTGACAAGCGATACCGACAACCTTGGGCATGACCGCCGACAGACCATCACCTTCGTCATTACCGACGGAGCCATCCGCGAGGCATTGGTCTCGGGCACGGGGCATCAGCTGGTATCTTCCGACGGGCATGCTCTCTGTTGCCTCGATGCAGCAATGAAGGTGAGCGTGGATGTCATTCAGCCCACAGGCATGAAACTACTCATCTCCGCCAGCAGCCACAAGCTCGTAACCATTAACGGGCACGAGCTCTGGTGTCATCCCTCAACTTAAAAAGATACAGACTATGGCACAATCATCAGGATTCCGCAATCATCGCGTGGCGATAATGAACCGCGACACGGTAGAACAAGGCGACTTTGGACGCAACTCAGCCGGACGACCATACAAGTATGAGACCACCGTCTGGGCATCGGTACGATTCTCTAAGGGAGTGAAGTCATTGCGCGAAGGTGCGATGGATGCTTACGACACCCTGCTTATCGGCATGCTCTATACCGACAAGGTAAGCCGCGAAAGCATGCTGGTATACGACGGGCGCACGTTCCAGATCACATCCTTCAACCGCGACTACTCTACCAACGAGATTCAGATTACCGCAGTCGAAGCTCCGGGCAAAGACCTCACCGGACTGATACCCGCACCATCGTCGAGCGATAGCTAAAAGAAATGTTTCACAATTAAAAACGATAAGATATGGATAATTTCAATCTGTCACAGAGCGATGCCCAGATACAGGCCATCCTCAACAAAATCCAGCCGCTGGTAGATACCGGCAGCATTGCACCTCTCGGCTTTGGTTACGGCGTATGCGAGACCGCAGGCGCAACAGCAGCCAAGACGGTGAGCATTACTAACACTGTATTGACCCCTGGCGGCATCATCGCCGTCCTCTTCCAGAATGCCTTCACTGCATCTTCGCCCACGCTCAGCGTGAACGGCTCAGCGGCCAAGGCGATCAAGTTGTTCGGAAATGCAATGCCGATGGGTAAGGTAAAGAACAACACCATCCTCGTGATGAACTACGATGGCACGCAGTTCAACGTCATCGGCATCGAGAGTCAGGTAGCCGCAGCACCAGACGGATTCATCGACCTCGCACTTCCAAGTGGTGTGCTGTGGGCAGACAAGAACATCGGAGCATCCACACCTTATGAGCACGGTCTTTATTTCTCTTGGGGTAATGTAACAGGTCATGCAGAAGGCAGTGGTTACGACTTCAGCGATGCTGTGTATGCTCAGACCGACGGTGCCGCGCTGACGGGCAACATCCCAACTAACAACACCTACGATATGGCCCGCCACAACATGGGTTCGCCATGCCGTCTGCCAACCGTAGGCGAGTTTCAGGAGTTACACAACAACTGCGACTCCGAGTGGACCGATGAAGATGGCGTGCCAGGTCGTCGCTGGACTTCGCGCATCAACGGCAATTCGGTGTTCTTCCCCGCGTCTGGCGACTACAGTGGTACGACGTTGGACAGCCGCGGTTC